GTCGCTTGCCGAAATCGCCGTGTATTCTTCGATCTCGGCATCGTCCAACGGCTGATAGGCCAACGACAGATAGGACCAGACCCAATCGATGGTTTCGGCCCTGATATCGGCCTCCTGGCTCCAGACATCGGTCAGGATCGATTCCTCGGTCATGTCGTTGCCGAAGGCGCCACCCTCCATCAAACCAAGGTAAAACGCATAGTTCGAATTCAGCGCCCCCACGACGTTCGAGTCGACCAGTTCGTTCGCCTCGATGAACCGGTCAAGCAGATCGAGCCGCGGCGCATCGTCATTGCGCATCTGTTTCACCCGGTCCTTCGCCGCCTCTTCAATCGCATCGTCCATCATCGCACGGCGGGCTTCCAGCTCCAGCCGAACGATCCGTTCGCCGTCCTGCGAGGTGAAAAATGCGATCAACGGTTCCAGCGCGACGCCCTGCATCTGCCGCTCGAATTCGGCCAGAACCAGATCGTCCATGGCTGCGGCGTCGTACAGCCTGTCGACAACCTGCGTCCAGGCCGGTCCGCCGCGCCCGGGAAACAACTCGTCCCGCAGCTCGCTCCCATAGTCCCGCCCCTCGTCCTGCATGATTCCGATGACCTCGGACATTTCGAGCGCATCATAGAGAAGACGGACATCCCCACGCGTATCGGCGCCTGCGGGGATGGCTGCGGATGCAGCGACGGCAAAGGCAAGAAAGATGCGGCGCAAGGAGACCTCCGGTCGGTAGGAACATACGCCGCGTGCGGACAGTTGTCGGGCGCAGTGCAAACCTATGGCGCAGCTGCTGTGCTGCCAAGGGTCGCGATGTCACGTTCATGCAAATATCCCGCAAAATCGCATGACAAACCGGTTGCAGACGGCGGCGAGCCGGATTAGAGCATCGAACGTCGATCGCGGAGAGATGCCGGAGTGGTCGAACGGGGCGGTCTCGAAAACCGTTGAGCGTGCAAGCGTTCCCAGGGTTCGAATCCCTGTCTCTCCGCCACTTTACTAGATAACGCGTTGTATTTGTTATATAAAAGAGATTGGTCAGTTTTCTGCCCCCCTTACTACCCGCCATTATATATCTGCTCCATTTACAGCTTAGAGGGTTGGAATAAACCACAGAGATGCATACCATTTGCGTTTAGAACCCTTGTAAACTGAGAGAAGTGAAAAATGGCAGTAGAAAATGTGAAGCTTAATTCTGGCGACGACAAAGCTCGCGTAGCCTACCAGATGGCTTTGGGCATGTGGAACCAAACCCATGGTGGAAATGATCCAAAAATTGACGATCAAATTGAATTTCTTGATCTTGTTCAAAATTGTGCGCGCGCAATTTCACCACGCTTTCCCTACTCTATGGGCAAGAAAGCTATCGAGTAAAAGTGAAGGCCTAGCCTAAATTTCGCTATCCTATACAACACTTGGCATAGGATAGCGTTTGAAGTTTTGATTATTCTCGCCAATCGACCAGATGAAGCGCCGCCGCCGGATCAACGCCCGCTGCTTTGGCCTCTGCCAGAGCCTTCACAAGCGCCGTGACGGTCCTCGCACGTCCACCACTATCGAACGCCTGTAAGGGCCGCATAACGTCCAGTGTGACCGCGTTGCCCAGCTTGTCCGTGGCTTCCTCTGCCATGCTCTCTGCCATCGGCTGTAGGGTCCAGCTTGCAAGATGGCGTTGCGCTTCCCTCACCATCGGCCCCGTGGTCGCTTTGTTGTTTAGACCGGGCAAGATGCCAAAGGCCGCGTTGATCTGGTCGCGGGCTTGATCCAGCGTCTTGTCCAGCAATGCTTTGGAAAGGTCAGGCGTCAAATCGTTTGCCCGCCAATCTTGCGCCGGGGCGGGTCCACCAGCCGCTTGCACCTGCACCGATTCACGCACCAGCACCTTGCCCCGTGATCCACGGAACCCCCGCGCAATGTCCGCAAGGTCGGTTTCCGGCGTCTCAGGCATTGGCACGATAGACGAACCCAAAGGCGCGTCACCGTAAACCTCGACAAGTGCCCGCTCGATGGTTTCCAATAGATCAGCCGACAAGCTGGACCGCTTCAAGGGCGCAGTGCCAAACCACGGCTGGATTGAATCCGCACCGATACGAAAGTGCAGCACCTCACCCGCAAGGGCCGTGACAGACTTGCCGCCGCCAATATCCGGCAAGGTCAGACGGTAAGCCGTTGGACGGGAAAGCCGCGTGGACAAATCCCAATCTGACACCGGGATAAGCGCCTCATCGGTGATGTAAAAAAGCACCTCACCACGCAGCGCCAGCATCCGGCCCGCGATTGCCAGCGCCCGCCGGGTCAATAGGTCGGTGCCTTCCACGTCAGCCACAGACAGGCCGTTTTCCCATAAAGTCACTGCCCCCTGCACCGTGGCCGTCAATTCAGCCCGCCCACTTGTGCCTGTGATGTAGGCCGTTCGGGCTTGGATCATTTGCGCGGTGTATCCAGTGCCGGATGCCGCCCGCGTTTCAGTTTTTCTTTTGAATGGCCACATTATTTCTGCCTCCGATATGGGCGCAGCATGTCAGCCGCCCCGCTATTTTGAAGCGCACGGGCCGCGTGGGCCGCATTGCGCTGATAACTTTCTTGAATGGCCCCGCCCATGTTTACGCTGTAGCTGGACACGCCCGCCCGGTCGGTATCGTCGGCCATGTATTCAGCAAGCCGCCGGAAAGCCTCAGTGACAGCCGCAGGCGGGTTGCCAGCGCCCACTTGCGCCGTGATCCGGTAAACACCATCAAAAGGAAAACAGATGCCTACAGGGCCGTCCAAAAGTGCCAGCCCTTCCCATTGATCGCCCCAGAAATGGGCGTCATGGGATACCAAAGGCGACAGGGGCGGTTTCCACTCAGAACCCGCTTGCCCCTGAATTTTCCAAACCACCTCGCGCGGCGTGTGTCGGGTTCGCGTGTAAGCCTCGATCCGTTCCCAAATGATTGCCGCGTCAATCCAAGACGCCGGGTCAGACATTCCAATGGGGCTCGCCGGATAGGTTGCCGGGGTCGCCTCAATTTCTTCTAACAGGTCAGTCATATTATGCCCTCCACCGTTGCGCCGAATTTGTGCGGGGTTTCAGGGCATGGTCAGGCGTCCAGTTGCGGGCCTCGATCTGCGCCGCCGGATAAGCGGGCTTTGTGACCGCGCTAATCTCGATCAGGTCAGCGGATCGCACAACGCGCATAATGCCGCCGCTGGATCGCGTCACCATGTCACCGCCCTGGCGGACGCGAAAGCCGGGTGAAATGCCACCCACCAGCCCCGCCGCCAAAGTGCCAAGAAAGTCTTGGACTTGGACATAGCCGACAGACCGCATTTCAGGCGCAAGCGTGGCCTCAAATGTCAGCGCGTCGTCGGTATCCTCAAGGGTCAGGGAACCCGCCCCACGGGATGCCAGCGGCTTGTTCATGTCGTGATGCACCAGCAAGTGAACGTCACCACCATCGGCAACGGACGCGCCAAACGCCCGCGCTTCAAATACTTCCCGCCGCTTTTCCCGACCATCGCTAAGGACGGTCGGGATAGCGTAGGGAAAGCGGCCCCTGAGGACGGTTGACCCGTCCGCAGAGGAGCGGACTTCAAGCCCGCCTTTGGAACCGCCCCAGAGCATTACGCGGCCACCAGCCCAGCAAGGATGCGCGTTTGCAGCCCACGGGGAACGGTAAAGTCTGCCGTCACCAATCCAGTGAGAACCAGAGAACCGCTTGCCGCCTTCGTGTAAACGTCGCGGATCAAGTCGATTCCACCATACAGGCCCAGAACGCCGGGCGGGACGCCCTGCACATTCGCGGTCATAATCGCGGATGCCGACGGGATGGTGTTTGAGATTGCCGGATTGCCTACATGCTTCACCAGCCGGTCCCATTCGGTAACTGCCGTATTGGTGATGTAAGCGTCGTCCAGATCGCCCCAGATTGCCGGTGTAAGTGCAAGGTTGACTGCGCCCGCGCCGCTAATCGCGTTGGCTTCCATGAAGGCGATAACCTCCTTGCGGAACATCGCCCATGTTGCCTCAGCAGTCGGGCTTTGCGTCTCGGTTGCAATGCCGTAGGTGACAGCGCCGGGAACGATGCCCAGAGGCTCGCCAGTTGTGCCGGTGCCGTTGATAACCACACGGTCCAACTCTGCGCCGATGGTCGCTTGCAGATCCCGACGAATTGCCGCCTCAAGACCCGCGCCCGATTGTTTCAGCGCCTTGCGGCTAATGAGCATTTGCGCCCCGCCCGTCTGGTCAGGCGAAAGGCTGCGCTCGGTTGTCTGATACTTCTTTTGCGCCCCCACGTCGCCCAGTTCCGTTGTCTGCCAGCCAAACACCGCGCCCGATGTTGCCACGGGATAGGCCACCGAACCTTGCGCAATGCTGATACGCTGGACGCCCAGCTTTTCAGCAACCGAACCGGCAAAAATTCGATCAATCGTCGGTCGGATGGTTTCCGGGCTGGTGACGCCGCTGGCGATGGTTTCGCCCGCACGTTGCTCTAGTGCAGCGTAGGGAACCGGGATCCCCTGATAACCTCCAGTGCTGCGCATTTCGTCGATGATCTCTTTTGTAGCGCCGTTGATTGCCGCGCCTTCGTCCAGAGCCAGCGCAACTTGGCGCAGTTCAAACTTGCCCATCATTTCGGCCCATTCGGAACCGGAACGGGTTTCAAGTTCGTCTTTTGCCGCGTCACGTTGCTCATCCTCAGAGATAAGCGCAGCGCGGTATTGCGCTTCCTTGGCGCGGTATTCCTTATCAAGTTCGCCCATCTTGCGGGTTTCGTCCTCAGACGGGGTTTCGATGTTTGCCAATTCAGCTAGGTTTTGGCGGATTTCGGAACGTCGCAGTTCCAGTTTTTTAGATGTCAGCATTTGATTTCCTTTCATGCTCGACAGGGTTTCGCTGCATGTCGCGCAGCAGGTCGCGCCATTGTTGGCGCTTTGGGGTCAGGGGCTTATGCCCCACCTCAATTCGGGTTTTCCGCGTGTGACAGGCACCGCAGAGGATTTGCAAATTGGTCAGCGTGTAGGCCAGTTCGGGGTGCGTTCGGACGGGTTGAACGTGGTCACACTCAAGCCGCTTACGGGTGCCACACTGGACGCAAGCCCAGCCGTCACGCTCAAGCGCCTGCATCCGCAAAGCCCGCCACCGGGGGCCGCGTGTGACCGCCTTGGAGTGGCGGACATGTTCCTTGCGCCTAGTCATTGCGCACCTGCATTTCCCAAAAAATCACTTCACCAGCCGGGGCCAATGGTGACACTCGGATTGTTCGAAACGTCGCACCGTCGATCCTCAGCTTGTCAGTGGTTCGCGGGTCCAAGGTCAGCCCCTCGACCGACACCAGAACCCGTTGATCGCCCACGGCCAAAAGCCCGCCTGCAATCCATTGCAGTTCAACGGCGTAGGTTGCCGATAACAGCGTTATAGGGTGTTCCGTGTCCGGGCCGGGAATGGTGCCACCGCCGCCGTCCGGGATACCTTCACCGGGGCGCAGCAGCGTTGCGGCTTGCCCATGTTTCTTAATCAGGCGCGATGCAGTTTGTATCAGCCCCATGCCAGTCTCCCTTTGGTTTGTGTGGGTGCGCGCCGCATACGAACGCCCTGAGCAACAGCCAGAACTGTTGCCGCAACGGGGTCGATCCGCGATGTAGAGCGGCCAGCGGCCAGTTTGTGATTGCCCGCCGGGTCAACCAATGTGATCGCGTCCGCAAATGCAGAGCGCAGCAACAGTGAGGGCATGGTTTTCACCTCGCCCTCAAACACGGCACGGCGCAGACGTTCGCAGTCCTCAGAGCCGTCTTTCCATCCAAATCCGCGCCAAATGAAAGGCACCCGCTCAAGGCCCGCATCGCGCAAAGCCTCGACAAATTCAGCATGGCGGAACCTGTCACCGCAGATTGCCGCCGGGCTTTGTCCGTTTAGCTTAGTCACAACGTCCGCCATGAAACGAGCAACAGGCACGGTTGCCTCACCCATCGTCACCAACTCGCCACGATCCGCCATTTCGATGTAGCGCCCGGACACGCCGTCAGCTTGCCCACGATCCCCCAAGCCGGGTTTGCAGGGGAAAGCCCCGACACATTCCAGCCGTCCAGTTTCGGGCCAATACAGGGACGCCGCAGACATAGACCGCGACCCGCCAAGGTCGATTCCCAGAACAACAGGCCCGTCACGCGGGGGCAGATCGTCAGGCGACACCTCGCAAGATAGCCATTCATCCACCGTCAGCAGCACAGACCGATTGTCGGACGCCACCCGCTCATTGCGGTTAAGGTTGCGGAAACTCGACAGGGCAGAACCGCCCCTTGCAATCGCTCGCCGCGCTTGTGCCACCAGCCATTCAGAGGACGGGCCAACCTTCGACAGCGCCGGGGTTTGCCACCAGCAGGCTTTCCAGATCGTCAGGGGCCAAGCCTTGCGCGGGGCGGTGTTCCTGCACATAGGTTCCGGGGGGCGGCTCGTCTATCCAGCGGCTCATAGTGTTGGCGTCGTCAGGGGCGGACGTGCTGATAATCAGAGCGCGGCCGTCGCGCTTGCCCAGACCAGACAGGATTGCGTTTTCCAGCGCATCGCCTTTTTCGCGTTCCCATGCAGCCCGTTCGTCCAAGATTGCCAGCGTTGGCGCACCACCAAGAATTGACTTACCGTCCGCCGCGATAACACGGGCCAAACCGCCGCCATTCTCTGAGGTTTCAACTTCAAGCTTGGACCCGCGCCGGATCGTGAATTATTCTTGTTCGTCCTCAGGCAAACCCTCGATAAAGCCCAGCAAGAACCCAAACGCCGTTTTGGCTTGCTCGCGGTTCCGTGCTGCAAAGATGATTTCACGCTTTGGCTGAGGGGCAATCTCGCCCATCAAATGCCCCAAGGCCAAGCCCGCGCTCAGAGCCGTCTTGGCGTTTCCGCGACCGATCGACAAAACCCCGGCCTCGATACCCTTGGCAAATGCACCGCGAACAAATTGCTTTTGATATGTCGGCAGCTTCACACGCTTGCCAGCAAGCCGCCCCTCAGGAACAACCAGCTTGGGAAGGAACCGCAGTGCCGCCGTGGCCTCTTTGGATGAACGCACCATCAGCAGCCCTCCCCAGATTTTTTTGGGAGAGAGAAAGAAAGACTTGGATCGGCGGTTCCACGCCCACTGTTAAAAGGGGTCATTGGGACCATCTCACAGGCTACTCTTTGCAACCCGATCTGCGACACCACCACGGCGCTAAGGTGTGGCGCGCCACCCCCACCCACCGCCCCCGTAGGGGGTGGGGGTGGTGGCGCACCTGTTTGACCTGTATTTGCGACACCCTGCGACACCATCGATTTAGGGGTGGTGGCGCACATCATACCGTTGCCCATTCACCCACCTCCAAGCATGGCCGTTCCTTGCGGTCGTCGCCTCTGACTTTGACCTTCACCAGCGCCCCGCTCTTGATCCATGCTTCAATGATCCGCTTGACCCGCTTGCGGTCAGCCGTTGCGTCCATGCTCAACACGTCAGCCACAATGCAGCCTGCCCAATCATCGCCAGCTTGATCCGAGTAACGGGGGTTCTTGCCTTCAAAGGCTTGCTGCACTGCCAAGAGGTCTTTGACCGTCACACCATCGAACGTGTCCGGCCATTCCCAAACCTCAGCCACGCCCACGCTATCGCCATTGGTCAGGTGGACCGATGCCATGCGCCGCCATTCGCGCTTGCCCACGGGGGCAAGGTTGGCCTTGTCGCGTGTGATAGCAAAGTAGGTTGCAGGATCGTCCTGCACCCCTGCCTCTGCCTTGAGGTCGTCGCTCATCTTATTGAGGACACGCCCAGACCGGGCCGCGCCCAATAGCGCGGTTGCGCCCCGTGCGCTTTCCGTTGTGGCCTCCTCGCCATTGGTCTTGCGGGTGTGGTGGACCAATTCGATAGCGCAGTTGCAGTGATCTGCCAGCCGAGCCCATTCCTTTGCTACAAGGTCGATTGCCCCGTTGTCGTTCTCACTGACTTGGTGCGACGAAACAAAGGGGTCGATCACCAGCACGTCAATTTCACGCGCCGCAATCTCATGCGCCAGCGCCTCCATTTCGGGCTTTATGATCTGGATACCATCGCGGGTTTGAATGGCCGTGCTAAGGGCGCGTTCACGGCCAGTATCCACAAACAACCGCCCGTTGACTTCTTCACGCGTGACATTGTGGTGCTGCATTGCCGCTATGATGCGGCGCTCCAGTTCGTCGCGTGTATCCTCAAGATTGTAAATCCAAACCTTGAGCCCCTCAGCCGTCCAGTCGCCTAGCAATTCACGCCCTGAGGCCATTGCAAGCGCCTCACAGATCGTCAGAGACGACTTGCCAACGCCGCCGGGGGCAACCGTCACCGAAACTTGTTTACGGATCAGGTGATGCCCATAGAGCCACGGGCGGGGTGGAAGGGTGGACGGGTCACGCCATACAAACGCCGTGGGCAGGCGGTCGGTACGGATGCGCGGAAAATCCGCATTGTGCGCCTCAAGCTGGCCCGCCATGTCTGCAAAATCTCGCATCAAGCTACCTGCCTCCCTTGCACAAACTCAAGGAAAGCCGCCTGCCGTGGTCGGGGCATGGCGTTGAAGCTGGCAAGGCAATACGCCTCAAGGGCCTCAGGCTCGGCCATGTCAGCCCAGAAAGCCGCCTCGTCCATATGATTGAACAAGGGGGCAATCGGAGCGCCCGTGCCTTCGGGCAAGACTGTTTCAGCCACCGCAACAACTTGGTCAGGTGTCAGAGACCGCAGGACGGCCCATGCCATAGTTGTCCGCTCTTGAGGCGTCAGACGCGCCGTCAGCACCACCGTCAGGCCGTGCCATGCGTCAGCGTCAGTCAACAGCAGAGAGTAGCCCACCGTCCGGGCAACGCGCTTATATGCGTCAGGCATGTATTTGCTGAGAGCGTTGCTCATGCGGAAAGCCCCCAATGCGTTGACAAAATGGGGTGACGTGCCGCCAATGTTGCGCTATTGTTGGCTGGAAGCTGAGGCGCTTCATAAGTCTTTTGAACGTCGGGTGCAGTTACCGCTGCCCCGGCGTTTTCATTTGTCATATTGCTCATGCCGCCACCTCAGACTTTGAGGCTTCCCAAGCGGTGATTTCGCTCAGTTTCCAGCGGGTGCAATTCGGGGAAAGTTTGACTGCGCGGGGAAAATCGGGACGTTCCCGATGCCAGCGCCAGACAGTGTTGCGAGCGATGCCGTAGCGTTCGGCAAGGGTCGTATCGGCAAGATATGTATCAGGCATTGAAGCACCTCGTTGTTACAAGATGCCTCGTTATGGGGGCAGATTACCCGCGTCCTCAAAAGGAGTTAACGGGTGTTTTCAGTTCGCATTTTCTCACTTACCACACGTGCTTGCGCTGCCACGCTCGCTTTGATGTAGGAAACTTGGAAAACTTCTTGAAGGAAGTTAGGCCACACGCCGCTTACGCTTCCCGTCAAAGGGTCCGTTGTGAGAGTCGGGATTTTACCTGTAATATGTTGGTACACATGACCAGCAACTTCACTAATTTGAGCGGCCTCAATCTCAGGTCTTCGGCCTCGAACCTCTTCCCCCTCAACGCACCCAAATGCAAACCGAGACACTTCTTTCACATCGCGTAATTTTTCGGCGAATGCCAACGCAGAAAAACCCTCGTGAGCAAGTGCTGTAATCGCAGGTTCGTGCATCTGGTCGATGTGAAGCGCCAACTTTTCGCAAAGGTCGGCTAGTTTTCGCAGTTCGTCGTCGCTGGCTTTCTGCGATGCTGGCCTATTGCAGTTTTTTGCACCTTGCCGCGCAAACCCCACCTGCAACCACAGATATATGGCATTTCGCTCTATTTCTACTTCGCTCATTTTACTTGCACCCGGCAACTGCGCGATTGCCTGCATTAACGCAGTGCGCCGCGCCAGTTCCCAATCCATCGGCCAATCAGGCCGCTGAAACCAATCGGAAATCATCTTGAAACGCCCATGTTTACAACCTTTGCGCCAGCTTCACCACGCAAGAACCGCCCCCACGCAGCCATCATGGCTCGCCGTTTTTCTACCATATCGCCGCGCCGATAAGCCCGTTCAACCTCTGAGCCGACAGTATGCGCCAAGGCAATCTCTGCCATGTCGCGGGGATACTCGGTGCGCTCAGCTACCCAATCTCTAAACGTGCTGCGCAGGCCATGCGGGACCGCTGGACGCCCTGATTGGCGGTCCAGATACTTGTCAGGTTTAGCCGCGTGTATCCGCTTCATACAGGCCGACAATGCCGCGTCGGACAACTCACCGCCGCGTGGTGCGGGAAACACAAATTCGGACCCCGCCAGCCGGTCTAGACCTTTCAACAGGTCAACGGTTTCTTTCGTCAAAGGGACGCGATGTTCGGCCCGTGCCTTCATGCGCTCAGACGGTATCGTCCAGACAGCCTTGTCCAAATCCATTTCAGACCAGACAGCCCCGCGCACTTCACCGGATCGCGCCGCAACCATCGCCATAAATTCCAGCGCCCGCGTGGCGAACCCGTCGCGGCCCTGCACATCGGAAAACCAGCTTGCAGCTTCATCTATCGGCAAAGCGGGATGATGCACCACCTTTGCCAGCTTGGACGGTTTTGGCAGGATCGCGTCAAGGTTGCCTTTCCAACGCGCCGGATTGTCGCCTGAGCGATGCCCCGCGACCGTTGCCCATGCCATAACAGCCTCGATACGTCCGCGCAGGCGTGACGCGGTTTCCGTCTTGGTGACCCAGATAGGTTCTAGCGTTCGTTTGATGTCCGAAACTTCAATATCTGCCACCAGCATCTTGCCCAAAGTAGGGACCGCATATTTGTCCAGCGTCGCCCGCCATTGCTTGCGGTGTTTGCCGTTGTCAAATTCTTGCAGCTTGCCCTCAAGATAGCGTTCCATCGCATCATCGAAAGATAGGCCGCGCCGTTGCGCCGTGACCAGTGCCGCGCGGTTTGCCTTGCGGTGTTCTACCGGATCAATGCCTTGCCAGATCATTTCCCGCGCATCTCGCGCCCGATCACGGGCTTGCGCCAACGTCACGTCAGGATAACCGCCAAGGCCGATGTGCCGCCGCTTGTCACCAATCTTGCAACGCAACAGCCATGACCGTCCGTTCACTGGCGTCATTTGCAGCAGCAGACCATCAACACCGCCAACAGCAACCGTTTGATTGCCACCCTTGCCGGAATGTTCCAGCCGCTTCACCTCGACCGCCGACAACTCTTTTGCTTTTCGTGGCATATCATTCCCATCAACCTACCCGCCATAAGAAATAGCATTGGGACAAACGGGATACAACAGCACGTTACAAGGAAAGCCAGATAACTCTTTATTTTCATGGTGATATGATGCGGAGCGTTACTAGGCGTTACGGGACAGTGGCCGCCTGTCTCTCCGCCACTATCCCCCAGACATTACTTGAAAAACTCCGCTAATTTTTGGGGAGCGCAGCGCCACAATAGCTTCAAGGACTCGGGTCAAAGCTGTCAGACTATGGCTTTTTTTAGAGTTTGGGGGGTACCAACTATGCCCCTTCATGCCGCGCTCCATGCCTCTTGGCCTAGCGATCCACCCCATGCGTCGGCAGAGAAAACGGATCCTACGGGAGCAGGATCCCTTCGTTCGTTCCATCCGTGGTTGTATCACCGAAAGCCGTTATCGCCGTCCGATTTTTCGTCGGAGAGATATTTGAGGTCTTGTTGCGCAAAGGCTGCTTTGGATTCACTGCATGAATCCAGTGCGGTAGTTTGGCGGGATGAGCAGTCCCGCAAAAACGAAAGCGGAGATGCGAATACCATCCGATTTGCACAAGAGGGCCATAGGGGGAATATAATCTTCGCTTTAATCAGGAGTCATACGCGCCCTTCGATTTGATCGACGCTGCCGAACCGCACCGAGTGGATCGAGACAATGGAATCCCGAATTACAACCCATGGTTGTGAAGTCTGGCATGTTGAATACCGCCCACCGTTTCATTCCGACCGCTTTGATACCGACGTTTCCTATAATCCCGCCTGCGCGACATGCAGGATCCGGCGCGATCACACCGCATCCTGCGGCTGGATCGCTGCATGGCTGACATCTGGGTCAATTGCGGTACGGCGGGACTGACAGCGGATTTTTGCTGACGGAGTGAAAATATAAGATTACCCTCAGAGACATTATATTTGAAGAATCGTTTAAAGCTCGAAGTTTTGTTTATTGAATCTGGCGGTGTAGCTATGTCTGACACTAAGATCCTGGGGCTTTCCGAGTTACGTGCGGCCCGCAGAGAGATGCGTTCACTATTCTGGGCCGCAGGCTTTTTCAGCATATTTGTCAATCTTCTCA